TAATTATCTCTTTGTCCAGGATATAATTTAAAATTGTCATTAAATAATTTATTTACGGCACTTCCTACACCTATAATATAAGCAATTTCAGGACATGGAAAACAAACATAGTCGTGACCACCCATGTATCCACCTATTTTAATTTTAGGATACCACGCTCTTATTTCTTTTGTTGCATATATTTCAGTATGTTCACTATCAAAAAATATAAAATCAATTGACTCATCCTCATATAAACTAGAAGACTCTACACTATCTTTATAGATAGGATTAATAAATTTAAATGGTTCTATGTTTTTTTTAAATTGTTTAGGAACGTCTTTGTTGTAAGCGTATTGTTCTGTTAGGTAAGGATAGTTATCAATAGTATCTAAAGATATGTTTTTATTTTGATTTACAATTTCAGTGGCTAAATAACATGTAGACTTACCTTTCCAAACACCGACTTCAACAAATTTTGCATTATCGTGAAGAGAAACCATTTCTTTATACAGTTTTTGAAAATCAAACCAACCTTGTATGTCTTCGTAAAAATGTTTCACTACTTAACTTTAAATTCTGATGGTAGTCCTAGATGTGGTCTACTATCAAATTTATTATCTAAACCTTGAGTGTCAACATTATTATAGTGTAAAAACACTTGACCACAATTTTCTCCAGTAAAAGGTTCTCTCCAATGTTCTAATTCTATTCCTCTATATATCAACATGTCACCAGGATTTAAATCTACCTTAACACCTGGTTCAGATACTTTACCAGATGGCTCTAAAAATATAGGCCAAGGATCCCCGCCTAAATTTAAAGTAGTTGATATTTCACAGCTAGGTCTATCTTTATGTCTTTTTAATTCGTCACCTTTTTTGTAAATTCTACAATAAGAGTATGTTTCACACAAAGTTAATCCTGTTTCTTTTTGCATTAAAGGTTTTAGTTTTTCTAACAAAACTTCCATAATCGGGTTTGAATAAAATGAATATGTTTCTATTACTTGTGGATCATTCCAAACACCAAATTCTGTAGAATAAGGCGATATGTATTTAGTGTCAAAAAACGTCCTAGCGATCTTACGTTGTAATAAAAAACAATTATAAACATACTCAGCTAATTCTGTGCTGATTGCATTTTTAATTACGGTGTAGTTATTTTCTTTAAATGACATATTATATAAACGGTTTACCTAAACTCCATATTACTAAAGAGTATCTATTTCCTGAAGTCACTGGTTTGACTCTGTGCCAAATATGCGATGGAAACACTATTATAGTTCCTTTTCTTTTAGCCTCAGTGGCTTCAATAGTTAAATTTGGATTATCTCTATTTCTAAATTGAAACTCTAATTCTCCTCCAACATATTCTGATTCATCAGTCAACTGACAGGTTACAGAAAGTTTTCTTATTTTTCCTCTATAGTTTATATTTTTTTCTTCTTCTCCATAAGCAGTTTCCCAAGAGTCAGAATGCCAATCATAATATTGATTTAATTTATATTTGGTAAATTGACAGGCTTCACTAAAGTCCCACTCAAAATTCCAACCAGCGTTTTTATTTGCGGCATGAATAAATGGATGTATTATTCTATAAATCCATTTATCATCTAACCAAACAACGTTTGAATCTCTTTTCTTTTTTAAATTTTTAATTTCTTCGTCGTTTAATTTTTCTCCTTTGTTTGCTTTTTCAGAAAGTCCGCCGGTTAACGCTAATGAGTCTTCTTGTTTATTGCCATACTTTATAAGATGATCACAATATCTTTCAGGTATAGCTTTATCAAAAACCCAATATTGATTTTTTAAATTCATATATCAATTCCTATATATATTTTTTTTAAATTTAAATCAGGTTTTTTAAAAACAATTAATGGTACGTACATATTAGTTAAGTGTGGGTAATTACAGTTGTCAGGAATATCTATTTCGTATTTCATACATTCATACTTTATCCAAGGATTTGCAGGCCAATACAATTCGGTATCACAATAAAAAACAAACCTGGTATTTTCCTTTATATGATTTTTAGCAATTTCATAATAAAAGTCAAATATTCTATAGTCCTGTTTGGGGTTTATATTTGGTAATGCAAAATCATCAAAAAACACACAATCAAATTTTCCTAATTTAGATAATTCTTTTTGCCAATAACCTTTAACGGGTATTGTTTTGTCATCAGCCCATCTAACTAAATCTTGATATATGATGTCATCACATTCAATAATAGTGTGACTTTTTATAGAATGTTTTCTTATTTGATTAGCGGAATAACCTAAACCATATCCTATTTCTAAAACGTCTCCATGTGGCTGTAATACATCTATACATTTTTCCATGTATGGTTTTTCCCAAGCCATCATCACTTGTTCATTTTTATTATTAATAAGAATATCTTTATTATAAATATCTTTTTGTTTTTGCATCATACTAAAAAATTAATATTTAAAACTATTCTATGTTTTGTTTTATTTGGATGAGAACTAGTGTGTATTAAATCTCCGCTCATAATTAAAACTCTACCTGCTTTGGGTGTTACTCTTTTTATAATTTCTTTGTCCTGATTAAATATAACTGTGTCACCATCGGCGTCATTTAAATAAATAATACCTATTTTATGTTGCCTATCTTTTCTAAGACAATCTTTGTGAGGATTATTAAAACTATTGTTTTGCACTTGAGGTAAAAAATTTGCTTTAGCTCTTACAATTAAATCATAATTAATAGGAACGTTATCCAACACATTTTTAAAATCGTTTATATAAGTTGAACTAATTTCACTATTAAAAATAAACCAGTGAGCAAATTGAAAATGCTCAAAAGTATTTTTAAAATTATAATCATTCTCAGAAGTTTGATGATTGTAATACCAGGGAAAATTTTTGTTTAACAATATTTTGTTTATATCATTAAGTTTTTTCTCAGTAATTAATCCATCATAAAAATTTATACTTTCTTCCACTTTCATTCCAATCTATTACAACTTTATATCCTATGTTGATAGATTATTAAACTTATATTTTATGATGTAGGCCAGTTGTTAGATTTTCTAGCTGCAAATTGAGCTTTTAAATTCCACACACCAGAAGCTGTTGAAAAACTAAAAGCAGGTGTTCTTACAACAACAACTCCGTCTCCACCAGCTCCAGCAGCTCCACCACTGGGTCCAGGATAAGCAAATCCTCCAGATCCGCCTCCACCACCTAGGCCATCAGTTCCGTTTGAGCCAGCGCCGTCGCCAGCTGTTCCAGCTCCTCCGCCTCCAGGTCCAGCAGATCCTCCGCTACCACCAGGATTAATTGGTCCAGTTGCAGCTCCTCCGCCGCCACCGCCAGCATAAGTTGTATTTGAAGGTGAAGCACTTGGGCTTGCTAAATCTGAAGTAGATCCGTTTCCACCAGCTCCAGCTGTACTTCCAGGCATATTTCCACCTGCTCCTCCAGCGCCGCCGCCACCGGCGCCGCCTTTGTTTCCAGGATTTCCAGTTCCACCAGCATTACCTTGAGCTGTTGGACTAACTCCATCAGGAGATGCAACAGTAGATCCTCCGGATGCTCCGTTATGTCCACCACCACCAGATCCTCCAGGTCCTCCGGTAGCGAGTGCGGGTGATTGTGGACCACCTCCGCCTCCTCCGGTTCCAATAACAATTGTTCCAAAAGAAGAATTTGCTCCAGCTACTCCGTTAGAATCAGGCACTGTTCCACCAGCACCACCTCCGCCAACTGTAACTGGTTGTGGACTTGCAGGTACGGGTTGAGAAGGAAAACTTCTCATTCCTCCGCCTCCTCCGCCTCCGGCTTTTCTTTGTCCGGCTCCGCCGCCACCACCGACGACAAGAATACCGACGTTTCCGCCTGTCCAGCCAGTTCCACCTGACCATGTTCCAGGACTTGTAAATGTTTGAATATTTTCTGCGTTAGTTCCAACTGCAGGATCGTTAGCCACTCCTATTACGCCACCATTATCAAAAGCTGACATTATTCAACCTCCCATTCTGAACTCGATGGATTCCAAATATAATCAGTAGATGTTTCGTGTTGTAGACCTATCCATCTCTGATTATCTTCGTCCCATGATGATTCTATGTATACATTATCCAAAGTAGGATCGCTACCTAAAAATTGTTTTGGTTTAGCCACAGGAGCTTGCCAGTCATCATTTTCATCTAATACCCAAGATGGGAATGGTTGACTACGTATAAATTTATCTTTTGTTGAATCATACGTCATTCCTTTTCCAGCATATTGTTTTCTAAAAGAATTTGTTTTGGAAGTTTGTTTCCAATAAGTATCAGGATATTCGCTCCAACCTTCATCTTCCATTAATTTAATATCATTTGGATGAAAACTAGCTACCCATGACTCTGCTTCTGCTGATAGATTACCGCCATGATTAGCAACGTCGTTATCTCCAACAACAATTACTCTAATAACTTCATTATTATCTGTTCTTACTTCTGCAAAGTGTGCCATTATTCTGTCTCCTCAATCCAAGAGCTACCATCATGTATGTGTAAAACACCTTCTGCATCTGTGGCTCTCCATCTTTGATCTTCCTCATACCAGACACAACTTACGTACCCTGTATAATCTGGTTGATCCACTGGTGCTTTCCATTGACATTTATCGTCTTGTAACACCCAAGATGGAAATGGTTTTATTTCTACAAAAACATCGTTAGCAGAATCATAATTTCCACCTACTCTTGCAAACCTACCTCTAAAATTATTATTGTAAGAAGTTTGTTTCCAATAAGTATTTGGATATGTTCCGCCATATCGTTCTTTAATTATCTCGTCCGGGTCCATATTATTAGCAACCCAAGTTTCAGCTTGTGTAGAAAGTTCTCCACCATTAGCGTCGATGTCATTGTTTGACATTACAACGACTCTTAAAATTTCGTTATCATCTGATTTTATTTCTGCAAAATGTGCCATTACTGCCAATTTCCCTCTTTTTTTGCTTTTAATTGTTCTGTTAAACTCCACACTCCTGAAGCCACAAAACCACCCTGTCCAGCTTCTTTTACAATTACAACTCCTGAACCTCCTGCTACTGGTCCTTCTCCTTCAGCTCCGTTACCACTATTTGCTACACTTGGTTCTGCATTTGAAGGGTAACCTTGAGTAGATGCTGTGGGACCAGGTCCTGGTCCTTTTGGATAAAATCCACCAGTTGCATACCTTACAGATGACCCTGTAATATCGTTATCTGTTCCTGCACCACCAATAGCTGTGTAAGTGTTAACCGGAGTTGGTCCTATTGCTCCTGCTCCAGCTGATCCACCACCTGCTCCTGGTGTCTCTCCGCTGTTTGATCCGGGTGAAGCTCCTGAACCTGGGTTACCTTCTGGTGGTGTGTAACCTCCAGCGTTTCCAGATCCGCCTGAACCTCCTCCACTTGGGTAATGATCGGCAGCTCCTCCACCTGATCCTCCTGGAAGTCCATTCGCTCCTCTTGGCGCATTTCCATTTCCACCTGCTGTTGAAGTATAACCAAAAGCAGAACTATTGGTTGATGCTCCTCCAACTACTAATGGATAAGGATTGCCTCCTGTAACAGGTACACTTGGAAAATATCTATAACCCCCAGCACCACCTGCTCCAGCTTGCCCACCTGGATTTGAATTTCCTCCGCCTGCTACAATTAAAACAGATACGGTTGAAGATCCTGGTTGAACTGCAAAACCTGGTTGAGATGAAGTTGCTGTAGTAATTAAATCATTAATTACTGGATCGTTATCGGGTCCTATGATTCCGCCATTGCTACCTGTTGCCATAGCTTAGACCTCCTAACTTAATTCTTCGTAGTTTATCGTGATAGTTAAATCTGATGCTGCGCTCGCGCCTGCTTCGATATTGTCGCCTTCTTCTAAATAAAGACCTGTATCTTTATTACATACAACAAGTGTTGAGTCTGCGGGCACTGCAATTGTGCTTGCGATTGCAATAGGTGATCCACCTGATTTAGTTATAAATACAGATGCATCAGCAGAGTTAGTTCCATCAATATTTGCTACAAGTATATTATTGATTTTAAAAACTTTACCTGAGGATGATCCGTTTGCAAGGATCTCAGTTGTTAAAGTTGTAGTTAACGCTGCTTGAACAGATTTAGCTGTTATCGTTGCTACATTTACTAGATTTGGTGCTGCCATAATTTATTCTCCTGTGCTTCTTTTAACCGAAAACTAATGCCATTGCAATAGCTTTTCCTGTTGTTGCCAATCCACTACCATTTGATAGAACTTGGCCCGTGCCTTTTGGCACTAGGTTGATACTTATATTACTATCTCCTCCAGACGCTGTGAAGCTAGGATTATTACCAGTAGCCGCATTAGCATAAGTTAGCTCATTAACAGCAGAACTTGTCGCTGTTAATAAAAATAACTCATTGCCATTTGTGTCTAAAATTGAAGTCCCAATTTTAGGAGAAGTCAGTGTTTTATTTGTTAATGTTTGTGTTCCAGTTGTCGTAACATCTCCAGCTGGTAAAGTATCGATATCTGGGTTTGTGCCATCGTTTGCTGTAGCAAATACTAAAGCATCACCTTTATCTGTTGCTGAAAAAGTAAACGAGTCTCCTGAACCAGACGCATATTTAAACTGTACTGTATAAGCACCTGATGTTGAATTTCTTAAAAAATAAAAAGTTTGCACATCTAAAGGTATTGTTACGATTTGGTTTCCTGTAATCGTACCTGTAAATTCTATCATTCTGTGAGATAAAGTTGCTCCCGTAGATCCATCAGATACAGATAATGCTGTAGTTTGTGCTCCACCAGCTATTGATTGTGTTGTATATCCACCAGAAATCTGTTCTATTATTTGTAAATTCGTATTAGTTTTAGTCCCCCATGTACCGGCGTTTTCACCAGTTGCTTGAAGTTCTATCCCTAAAGGTGTGTATGTTGATGCCATAATTTTTTATCTCCTGTTACGCTGCTTTTCCTGTTACGTCTGTATAACTTGTATTAGAACCTGTGTCAATAGTTTGATATCCTTGAATTCCAAAGCCAGTAGCGGTTCCAAATGCAGCTACAGAACTAGTTGTTTGAACACCTGTTAATCCTAGTACTAAGTCAGCGACAGTTGTTGACCCTACACTAGCAGTTGTAGAAACACCTGTCAACCCAACAACTTCAGCTATCGGATCTATGCTTCCAACACTAGAAGTTATTACTTGACCTGTTAAATCTATAATAGGACTTGATCCAATGCTAATACTACCAACACTAAAAGTTGAAGATACTCCAGTTAATCCGATTACATCTGATGGTGCAATAGAACCAACGGAAGAAGTTATCGCTTGACCTGTTAATCCAACAATTTCTTCAGTAGGGTCAATTGCTCCCACACCTGAAGTTATAGTTACTCCTGATAATGCAAATTCTGCATTTATTGTAAATGAAACAGAACCAACCCCTGAAGTTGAAGATAGACCCGTTACTCCAATCGCATCTGCAGGGTTGATTGTAAACATTCCCCAACCATTTTCACCATAAGTTGCATTACTCCAACCATTAGGACCTAAATTAGATACGATTGCATCTGGTGCAGTT